ACAACGTATTAACGAGTTACTTCAATTTCAACAACAGCTTTTATATCCGGAAGGGTCACCACAAAGACAACAAATTGACTCTGAGTTACTTCAATTTCAACAACAGCTTTTATATCTAGAAGGGTCACCACAAAGACGAGAAATAACTACTATGCTTGAAATATTGGGTCGTGTTATAAACTATGGTTATAATCCTGGATTTAAGTTGATAAGTGGCGAAATACATAATATTATGACTACTTATGCATCATGTTTTGTTCAGTTGTTACAATTGTATGACCTTGGTGTTGTATTTTATTCGCGAGTTCCTGGTCCTACATTACTAGCAATTGGTCCTAGAAATACTTTAACATCATTAGAACGCGCCTGTATGCAAATGATAGACCCTGCTCATGTCCCTGCACAAGCTGAAGGATTACTTCATGGTCAATTGCAAAATGTTATAACGACTGGGGTTGGATTATTACGCGCTATTCAAGGAAATGGTATTTTAGCTAGTTTGCTCCAAATAAAAGAACGCGTCAAGACCGAAGATTTAAGCTATAAAGCACAAGGTAGATTTTTAACATCTGTTGAAGCTTTTGATTTATTTTTAAGAGATTTTGTTCCTATGTTAGTGCCACCTTCTCCTTTAGTAGCTTTGTTAGACCCACTTCTTGAAGTTTTTCGTAGACCTGGATTGGGATTGGCAGAACTTATGCATTTCCAACCAATAGTTGTTATCAAGAGTGAAAATCTTCGCGTTCCTGTTGATCCTGTTCACCTTCAAGGATTAAAAATTTCAGGAGAATATCAATTTGGCGTATATGTTATATTGTCTATTTTTGGAGTAAAGTTTAAATCTGAATGGAGTAAAATTTCTTTATTCACAAAAATGTTATTTTATCAGTTGCTTTCTAGGGGTCTTGCTATGCGCGACGTATGTTTAAGACTTTTAGGTGTTGATATAAATAAAGTTGACTCAGAAAAAATGAGAGTTTCATCTGAAAATTTTATGAAAGACCAGGCACTTTTTGTAACATTACAACAATGTGGGATAGTATTACCTCCACCTCTACAAACATACTATGGAAATGATAAACTTTTTCATGGTATTGACACATATAGAAATAGATTACTTGATACTAGAGAAGTAACACATTCTTTTCTACATCCATATGAATATGATACAGATGAAGATGTTCTTTCATTTGAATTTCTTAATTCTGAAAATTTACGACGACTAACGGAATGTCTCGGAGAAGCTTTTCAACGTTTACTTCCTGATGCATTTCAGCCAAGAGCGTATGATTTTTTACTTAAACGTTTAACAGACAAATTTAGTATGTTAACTAAACATTGTGATGACGAAATAAAAAGTCTAATTGCCGAAATGGTTAAAGAAAGTAAAACTCAAAGTCAAAGTCAAAGTAAAAAAGGTAAAGCTGCAGCTGGTCCTGCAGGCGCTGCTGTTCCTGCTAGTGTAACACATACTATTGCAAGAGAAATTGTTGAAGTTTTACAAGCTCATGGTGGAAAAAATACAAAAGATATTAGAAGTCAAGTTAAAATACGAGAGCTTGATACATTTATTGATCAGTTTGTTTCTGAGTTATTAGGAGCCAGACCATTTACAGCTGAAAAATTTAGTCAATTTATGTCTCGGATTATAAGTTCTCCCGATGATTCATGTTTTGAAGGAAAAGAAGATGATATATCCAAATTTAGAGAGTTAGCACCAGCACAACGTAGAGACTGGTTTGAACATTTAATAGAAATGATTGGATTTTTTAAAAATCTAAGTATGTCTCAAGTCACCCCCATTCCCGCTTTAATTGAATTATGTAGACAAAATATAACAAAATACTCTAAACTATTATTTTTACTAAAAAAATATTTACTACCTAAACCTACACAACCAGGATTTGAATGGTTAGAATTACCATCAGAACTATTGAGGGATGCTCTTGCTTCTTTATTTCAACCTCCGACAGAACCACAAAGACCTGTAGCAAGAGAACGACGTCAAAGAAGAGATAGAGCTCCAAGTCCAAGCAGAGGTAGAGCTCCAAGTCCAAGCGAAGGTAGAGTTAGAAACAGAACTCCAAGTCCAGGTAGAGATAGCCAAGGCGGTGGTTCACCTAAAGCATCCGTAACAAAAACAAAACCAAAAACAAGGAATAATAGATACTCCAAAAATGCACGGACACGTAAAAATAAACACAAGCGTAAACAACATCGTAATCGCAAGTATAAGAAAACAACAAATACAAAATCTAATCGTAGAACAAAACCTCAAAGCAAAAAGAACGTAACATTCAAGCGACGAAGAAGGTGAAGGTGAGGTGAATAACGCGATGAAAGTGTAATTTTACTAATATTTTTATACAAATTTATAAAAATATTATTACCCGATATATGAATTATATTTATGCATTCTCTCGTTTCTCTCCTTTCTCATCATTTTTTACTTGCGAGACTTGCGAGTCTTCTTAGCGGCGCCTATCTTCACCGCACCGAATTTGCCCTTCTTTGCAGTGTAGCCATGTTTCACCAGTCTTTTCTCACGTTTGGCAGTCGTGTGCTTCTTTGCAGAAACAACGCGACCATGTTTGTTCATCACCAACTGAGCGCGAGTCAATCCACCGCTTGTTTTATAAGCAGTTTGATGCCATACTTGGGCGCGAGAACCGACAAGTCTTTCATAAACGTGTCCGTGTATCGTATATTTGCCATCAGGCCGTCTTTTATAACTTCCGTGCATTTTATGTATTTATCTATAAAAAAGAATGAGAAAAAAATATTATTTTGATGTAATTTAATCGTGGCTAAATATTGCTAAATATATAACATATTGAAACATATTGAAACATATTGAAACATCCTATCCTTACCCATTTTGATTAATAGTTGCCGGACCACCAATCCTCGGACCTAAACCGGATGAATTTGCGTAGGGAATATAATGCATAGTAGAAGACACACCTGGACCGGAACCACCTGGTGCACCAGCCCATTTTCCATACGCATTCAACGGCACGCTTACTTTCGTATAACACTGATTTGCAGTTCCTACAGATGTAACTATCTGGTGCGCAATTTGAATATTTAATGGAAGCCTAGAAAAAACATCCGGATTATAATCATTCTTCTTTAATGGTTTTGGTAGACAACATTTCGGCTTAAAATAAAAATCAACTGGCATTTATTTTATTTTTTTGTTAGAGTTACTATGATTAAACAATATATAAAATTGATATAAAATAATTAGCGTAAATTATATATATCGCCAAATCTACCAAATCACTAAACCATTAAAACCAGTTAAACTATGGCTACCAACGATTCTAAAGACTCCAAAGCTTCTAAAAAGTCGCTCAAGAAATTGACCAGTATAAATCCATCTACAACCTCAGAAAAAATCGAAAATACCATCGTTCAAGGAATGTCTGCATCTAGCAAAACGGAACTCGGCAAGTATCAAAAGATGTCCGACAAGGAACATATTCTCAAAAAACCCGATACTTATATCGGCCCCATCGACATGACCCAAACAGAGACGTATGTCTACAACGCAGAAACGTCTTCCATCGTCCAGCGCCCAATTTCATACATCCCAGGTCTTTACAAGTTATTCGACGAAGGCGCAGTCAATAGTCGCGACCACTATGTCCGTCAAACACAAGCAATTGCAGACGGCAAGCCCAATGCTTTGCCTGTAACATATATTGACTTTGATATCAGCGAGGACGGCGTCATCTCCATCACGAACAATGGCAACGGCATTGATGTCGCGCAACATCCGGAACACAAGCTATGGATTCCCGAGATGATTTTCGGCCATCTGCGAACGTCTACAAACTACGACGAAAATAAGAAAGAGAAAATCGTCGGAGGCAAAAACGGATTCGGATTCAAACTCGTTCTCATCTGGTCTACATGGGGATGCGTCGAGACGATTGATCATACGCGTGGTCTCAAATATATCCAAGAATTCAAGAACAACTTGGAAGAAATTTGTCCGCCAAAGATCACAAAAGCGTCGACCACGAAACCATATACGAAAGTCTCTTTTCGCCCCGACTATGCACGTTTCGGTCTAGAGAATTCGACACTGACACCGGATATGCGTGCGCTTTTTGAGAAACGCATCTATGATATTGCAGCCATCACCGACAAGTCCGTTAAAGTCAGGTATAATGGAAATGAGGTCGCAGTCAAACACTTTCAGCAATACATTGACCTCTATATTGGTGCGAAAGGCGAGACAAAGCGAATCTATGAAAGCCCTGACCCGCGTTGGGAATACGTTGTATCGCTTTCATCCTGTGGCGAATTCCAGCACGTCTCATTTGTGAACGGGATTTATACACAGAAAGGAGGCAAACATGTCGAGTATATTGTCAACCAAATCGTGCGCAAACTTACAGAGTATATAAAGAACAAGAAGAAAATCGACGTAAAGGCGACAACGATCAAAGAACAGCTCGCGCTCTTTCTACGTTGCGATATCGAAAATCCGTCGTTTTCGAGTCAGAGCAAGGATGAACTGGGAACATCGTCTACTGCATTCGGTTCGACATGTAAAGTGAGCGACGACTTTATTGAGAAACTTGCAAAGATGGGTGTGATGGATGCGGCATGTGAACTGACCGCAGTCAAAGAAAGCAAAGCGGCGAAAAAGACGGACGGATCAAAGACACGGACGATTCGCGGAATTCCGAAACTAATCGACGCGAACTTTGCAGGAACTGAGAAATCCGGGCAGTGCACGATTATTTTATGTGAAGGTGATTCAGCAAAGGCGGGAATAGTTTCAGGTCTCAGCCGCGAAGACAGAAACACCATCGGTGTGTATCCAATGAAAGGCAAAATCATGAATACTCGTGGCGAACCCGTCAAGAAAATATCGGAAAATAACGAAATCAAAGAAATAAAACAGATTCTTGGTCTTGAAGTTGGACGCAAATACACACCCGACGACGTGAAGTATCGTCTTCGATATGGAAAGATAATATTTATGACCGATCAGGATTTGGATGGGTCGCATATTAAGGGACTTGGGATTAATTTGTTTCAAAGCGAATGGCCGTCTCTTGCTGAGATTCCTGGATTTATTGGGTTCATGAATACGCCGATTTTGAAGGCGAAAAAAGGAACACAAGAGAAGGTGTTCTACTATGAAGGCGAGTATCGCGCATGGAAGGAAGGAACGACCACAACCCCCGCAGCCAACACCACCGGATGGAATGTCAAATATTACAAAGGTTTGGGAACAAGCACAGGCAAGGAGTTCAAGGAGTATTTTGAACACAAGAAAATCGTGGATTTTGTGCATAGCGGTGATGTATGCAATGACGCGATTGATATGGTCTTCAACAAAAAACGCGCAGATGATCGCAAGACGTGGTTGTCAACATATTCGCGTGATAGATATTTGGATACATTGCAGCCGAGTGTCACCTACGAGAAATTCATTCACGACGAAATGATACACTTTTCAAAATATGATTGCGATCGCTCTATCCCGAATGGCATGGATGGTTTGAAAATCTCATTGCGCAAGATTCTCTTCTCTGCATTCAAGAAGAATCTCAAAACTGAAATCAAGGTTGCGCAGTTTAGCGGTTATGTTTCGGAACACTCTGGGTATCACCATGGTGAAGCAAGTTTGAATGCCGCAATCGTCGGAATGGCGCAGAATTTTGTGGGGAGCAACAATATCAACTTGTTTGAACCAAATGGTCAGTTTGGTTGTATTGACCCCGAAACACCGGTCTTATTGTGGAATGGAAACATAGAAAAGGCTAAAAATATAAAAGTTGGCGACAAACTTATCGGAGACGATGGAGGATGCAGAATAGTTTCAAAATTGACAGACGGAGTGGACGAAATGTATGAAGTGTCGAATGGAAACATGGACAATTACATTGTCAACAGCCATCACATTTTGACAATAAGTTTCTCAGGCCACAAGTCAATCTTTTGGAAAAAATCATCCAACTCGTGGTTTATGAACTATTTTGATGATGCTACTAAAACAGCAAAACACACAAGTTCTAGAACTATCGATTCCGCAAAGGGAACACACTTTAACAAATCATGTTTGACAAAACAAGAGGCATACGAAAAAATGGTGGAATTTGCCAAAACAATACCCGATACCAACGTGTTTGACATCAATGTCCAACAATATCTATCATTGCCATCCAGTGTAAAAAAACACATAAAAGGAGTTATCAATACATCAGTTATTCAATGGGAAGAACAAGAGTTGCCTATAGACCCTTATATTCTAGGACTTTGGTTAGGAGATGGAATGAGCAAATGCAATGCGTTTGCAGGCATGGATAGTGAAATTATTAAAGCATGGGCTCTGTGGACAGACACCATTGGGTGTGAAGTATGTCATGTTAAAAATATCCCACCACATGAAAATCATTCATTTTACATTAGACGTCGTGGTTCGTCAACAGGAAAGGCATTCGCAATTGGAGACTCGGAACATAGCTCTGCAAACTGCATTGGGTGCACGACTTCAAAATATGTTTGTGCTGCATGTGATTGGACTTTTGAAAAACGAAATGATTCCGTCAAAGGCAATGGAAAAAATTCCAAGGGACGCAATGTAGTGAACTTAAATCCTTTCAAAGAATTATTTAAGAAGCATAATCTTTATAATAACAAACATGTTCCGATTGAATATGTACTGAATTCAGAAGAAAATAGATTGAAAATACTTGCTGGGATGATTGACACTGATGGATGTTTGAAAAAACAGAATGAATGTTATCGTTATGAAATTTCGCAGTGTGAAAAAAGGAAACATTTATTGGAGTCGTTTCGAATCATTGCTGGTTCTTTAGGATTTAAGGCAAAAATATTAGCATCAGCCAACAACATGTTTACACTATCAATTACAGGGGATAATATTGATAAAATTCCTGTGAAACTTTCAAGAAAACAAATACATCATCAGGTTAGAAAGAAAAATTGTTGGTCGCACAATATAAAAATCAAAAGTATCGGTCGGGGACCATTCTGTGGATGGAATATTGACAAAAATGAACGATTCTTGCTTGGGGATTTTACTATTACACATAATACGAGACTTCAAGGAGGAAAAGATTCAGCGAGTGAAAGGTATATCTTTACGCAACTGAACAAGATAACTCGATTCATATTTCGCGCGGAAGATGACCCTATCCTGACTTATTTGGACGACGATGGTCAAATCGTTGAGCCGATATTCTATGTGCCAATTATCCCGATGGTTTTGGTGAATGGTGTGAAAGGTATTGGAACTGGGTTTAGCACGGATATTATGTGCTACAACCCGCAACAAATCATTGACTATATTAAATACAAACTTGCACCTGCATCTGGCCCCACACCCGTACCCACGCCGACCATCAACCCGTATTACAAAAACTTCAAGGGAACGATTCAGCGCATAGTGGAAAGCGCCAGCACCGCCACAAAATACCTGATCAAAGGTTGTTATACGATTTTGGATGATAAGAAAATCAGGATCACAGAACTGCCTGTCGGAACATGGACAGAAGACTACAAGAAATTCATCGAACAGCTTATTGAACCGGTTGCAAAGAAGAGCAGCGGCGACGCAGCAGGAGGAAGTGCATCCGCAGCAGCCGCAGCCGCCATCCAGCTTGTCAAAGATTACAACGATATGAGCACAGATGTGATAGTGGATATTACACTGACAATGATGCCAAATATTATTGCAACATATCGCGACAAAGTTGTAGAACATGGGTGCACGATGCTGGAGAAGTGTCTTGGATTATACACGACGCAGTCGACAACAAATATGAATATGTTTGATGCGAATGAGAAACTTAAGAAATACAATACACCGGAAGAAATAGTCGACGACTATTATCCTATTCGCATCGAGTATTACCAGAAACGAAAAGCGTATCTCTTAGATGCGCTCAGGAAGGAACTACTTGTGTTGTCAAATCGTGCAAGATATATTAGCGAAATATTGGACGACACGATCGACTTGCGCAGAAAAACGACTGCAATGATGGTGCAAATATTGAAAGACCGCAAGTATGACACGCAACAAGGGGATGATGGTGACTCGGGTTCTGCTGGCTACAAGTATTTGCTAAAACTTCCAATGGATAGCGTTTCAGAAGAGAATGTAGAAAAGCTGCGCAGCGAGAAGGAAAAGAAAGAAAAAGAACTGGCGCATCTTGAATCGAAAACAACTGAAAATCTATGGCATGATGATTTAGCAGAATTGGAAGAAGAATATGGCAAGTTCGTAGAACGATCTGCCAGCGAAGAAGGAACCAAGACCAAAGCAGAAGATGGATCATCAATTAAAAAAGCAAAACCGACAGCAAAACCAAAGAAAACACTGGTGCCGATTGCTGCACAATAAGTAACACAGCAAACTAAACTAGAGAATAGATTTTATATTTTTTACTCAAATAAAAATATAAAACATGTTTCCGATACCCGTCCATATACCCCATCCCGTCTAAAACCAAGGATTAAGTTCGAGTGTCTTCCCCTTGACATTATCATAAGTAGGCCACGTCATAAGAGTATACATATTGCTCGCATCACGTTTATATTTTAGATACGCCTTGATTTCGTTCATTAATTTAGGGACACTATGCGCCACAACAAACTTATTTAATGCCGCGACTTGTTCTCTTACATTGTTTGGCAAGTTTACTGCACTTTCAAGATAAATAGCTCGCATAATTATTTTAAGCTGGTCATTGTCTTGTTGTCCAATATTATACTCACCATTCGACAATTTATGCACTTCAGCGCGAAGTGTATTTTGAACTATTTGTATATTTGCTGCACTGAAAAAAGTATTGCTAACGTCGTTATCTACCCAGTTCCCAGTCATTGCATCGCGGAATGTTGTAATCTGATTTACAGGAATTTTATCCCACATTGAGAAACGAATATCAGGAGGAGGTTCCATAATATCGATCCGACCATTGGATACATTTTTAGTAGATACATTTTGAATAAGAGGGTTACCACATAATCCTATATTTGATGAAGCCATTTTAGAATATTTGTTTAAAGATACTATTATAATATATTACTATTTTATTTTATTCATGTTTATTCTTTATTCTTTATTGTTAATTCGAATAGAATACTAAATATAGTATTCTATTATAAAATTTTAAAATCGTAAAATACAAAATCGTAAAATAACCAAAACATTTAGATAATTTAATACATTAGTGACCAACTAATTATATAATATATATTTATAGTATATATATTATATAGTTAGTTACCATCCTAATGTCATTTAATAGTATAGTATTGATAATTGCTTCTATAATTTTTGTGTTAATGCTTGGTATTTTTGGTATTTTTATTTATGAAGCACAACGTAAAAAATTTAATATTATTCCTGCAACGTGTCCCGATTATTGGAGCTTATCTCCAAATTCGGGTGCAAAGGGTAGCATGATGTGTAATCCACCAACTGATGGCATAAATTGGGGCACCTGCACACAAAAAAAACCTCCTAATGCTTACACCCAACCATCAGGATTAACAAAACCATGTGATATATTTTTAAATAAGTATGCATGGACAAGAACCCAATGCGGTGGAAATATTATTTGGGATGGTGTAACAAATAATGACGACTATAGAGCATCATGCAAACCAGCACCTACATCGTAAGTCGAAACGTCCTCATGCGATTTTATTTACTTACTAGTTCATACTTTATAATATTTTAATATGAATATCCAATATTAAAATATAACACTACAATATATTACTAAATACAGACGATACTATATGGAATCTACTGCTAATATTAAACTAAATTTTAGAAAGACATTGATACTGGTAGCCGTAGTTGTTTTTTTATTTTTAATGCCAATTATTACTATTCTTATACTGCGCGAAAATAACAAAAAACAAATATGGGCACCTATGGTAAGCCAGTGTCCCGATTATTGGAAAATATCTAAAACTAAAGAAGGCTATATAAAGTGTTCTCCAAATAAACAAAAAAGTAACTCGGGTGGGAACACCAAACCTTTTTTTTCATACCAATTACCAACAAAAAAGAATAAATATGATTTTGCAGTAAAAAATGGAATAATGTGGGATGGTATACTAAATGATTCTCAGTTAATAAGTCAACGAAGAATACCACCTGATAGAAACATTGGAATGTTGCTTGGTAACATGTTTACATTAGAAACGTCTGGATATACGTCAAATACAAGACAAACTCAGGACCCGAACTATCTTAGTGAATAGGAAGTAAGAGGTATAAGAAAGGAGAGAAAGGAGAGAAAGGAGAGAAAGGAGAGAAAGGAGAGAATAATCCAAAATAGAAAATACTATAGAATAATACAAAAAGATAAATAATATTACATTTGCAAATCAACATAGAAACATTTCTCGTATTTTAATAAGTTCTATTCCTATATAATAAGTTATTATCTTGAAAAAATAATAACTATACATAACAACCATAACCATAACCATAACCATAACCATGAATACACTAACAATAAACATGAATGAGATTCTTGAAAGAGAGCAAATTTACGAAAAAATAAAAACAATATTGAAAGAATTCCAAGAAAATAAAAAAGATATTACACTCAAGCGTGGTATTTATGTATATGGGAACCCAGGAACTGGCAAGACGGAATTTATTACAAGTCTTCTGCGTGAACAGAATTACGACATTATTAAATATGACGCAGGTGATATAAGAAATAAGTCTATTATTGATACGATTACACGTCACAATATGTCCGACAAAAATATTATGTCAATGTTCGACAAAAAGGTCAAAAAGATCGTTATCGTAATGGATGAAATTGACGCGATGAATAATGGCGATAAAAGTGGGATAAACTCTCTTATAAAATTAATCCGACCTAAGAAGACTAAAAAACAAAAAGTAGAAGATGTTTCTTTTAATCCAATTATTTGTATTGGTAACTATCAAATCAACAAAAAAATAAAAGAGTTGATGAAAGTCTGTCATACTTTCGAATTGAAGACACCAACCAACGAGCAAGTGTGCACGATTTTAAAAACGCTTCATTTAAAATTTGACAAAACATTGAATGCAAATATTGTTTCATTTATTCAAGGTGATTTGCGCAAGATGGTATCGATTTGTGAGATGGCGAGTAAACAAAGTAGTATTTTACAGAATGATATTATTCGCACCATTTTACAGACAAAAAGTTATAATGACGACAGCAAAAAACTGACACAACATTTAATTAATAATAATTATCCAATTGAACAACATAAAGTGCTTATGAATGAAACAGATAGAACAACGATTGCACTACTATGGCATGAAAATATAATTGATGTTTTGGGGAAATATGATAAAAATATTGGGGTGCCTTTTTACCAGAGAGTATTAGATAATATTTGTTTTGCTGATTATATTGACAGAATCACGTTTCAAAATCAGGCATGGCAGTTTAACGAAATGAGTTCGCTTATTAAAACATTTTATAATAATAAGATTTACCACGAGTATCCTGATTTTACAAAAAAAACAAAATTTAATCCTGATGAAGTGCGTTTTACAAAAGTGTTGACGAAATATAGCACGGAGTATAATAACTCGCTATTTATTAAAACATTATGCCAACAGCTTTCGATGGACCAGAAAGATATGTTTTCTTTTTTTATACACCTTCGCAAATTACATGGCGAAGAGGAAATATATAGTATGCTTGAAAACTACGATGTTTCAAAGTTAGATATTAATCGAATGTATCGTTATTTAGATAAATATACACAAAAAGTATTTGAAACTCCGAACGATAAGGGAGACTATGCGAGTGCATATGATAGCGACGATTCTGGGATTCTATAATTTACATTATAATAACTATTCTATTTTTATAGTTATTATATAATATATATATATAACATCGTTATAATGTCATACTATAGTTCATATTCTTCATATTTAAATAGTAACTCATGTTGTAAAAATATACCAGTTGGTGCTACAGGCCCCGTGGGACCAACGGGACCCAGAGGTGCAACGGGTGCAACTGGCGCACAAGGTGTTACAGGTCCGCAAGGCGTTACAGGCCCGCAGGGTGCAACAGGTGCAATGGGGTCATCAGGAATATCGTCTGGATTAATATTATTTTTGGACGGCGCAACAACAGCCGCTGCACCACCAGCAACACCTGATGTATTATTGGCCATACCAAACACAGGTGCACAAACCACAATAACATGGAATGGTGGAGCAGCGACTGGATCACTATTTTCAACATTTATAACTCCACCCAGCACCACCAACAACACATTCATACCAGCCGGTCTATGGGATTTAAATTGTTACATGACAACAGATATAACTTCCGTTGGCAATATTGGATACTATTTTAGCGCATTCTATGTTCAAGCGGATGGAGTAACTGGTAAAGTCACGCTGGCGTCGCAAACAACAGGAGGAGCAGTGTATCTTACTACTACATCGCAGTTTTTGTACACGAATTCATTATATGTCCCTCTAACAAATTTGCCAGACCTAACCTATAGAATTGGAATTGACATGTATGTGGTGACTACGTCAGGCATTTCTCGAAGACTAATTTTGGAAATGCGAGATTCATCCTTATCACATGTTCAAACGCAATTAAGCGCAGTTACTCAAGGTGCGACAGGTGCGACAGGTGCGACAGGTGCGACAGGTGCGACAGGTGCGACGGGTGCGACGGGTGCGACGGGTGCGACAGGTGCGACAGGTGCGACAGGAGCAACCGGTCCACAAGGTATTCAGGGTGTTACAGGAGCAACCGGTCCACAAGGTATTCAGGGTGTTACAGGAGCAACTGGTGCGCAAGGTGTTACAGGCCCACAAGGAGTAACAGGTGTGCAAGGTGCAACAGGACCACAAGGTGTTACAGGCCCACAAGGAGTAACAGGTGTGCAAGGTGTTACAGGTGTGCAAGGTGTTACAGGCCCACAAGGAGCAACAGGCCCACAAGGTGTTACAGGCCCGCAAGGAGTAACAGGCCCGCAAGGAGTAACAGGTGGAAGTCCATGGTTTGCCGCGAATTATATTGGACCCACAGGACCAGGATACACGGGAACAGGATACACAGGCGACGTAATGGTTTTCGGCAAGTTGTATGTGCAAGGCGGCATTGACCCAACTTATTTAGCAATAGAATCACTTGCGACCGACCCAATACCCGCAGGGTTACAAGGTATATGGATGGATAATACACAAAATGCACTTCATGTTAAAAGTAATAAAATAACATTGAATAATGCAACAAATGTAACTCAAATATCGGAGACTGGTTTATCAGATACTTATTCAGTGGGTCTTGTAGAAAATAAAGAAGAAATTAGTGTTAATTCTACAAATGTCGTAGAGACACTTTCCACAACTGACGGAACAACATATCAAAACTCAGCAATAACCACATGTTCTAATGGTAGTGTTGGTGAAATTATGACTGCAAATAATTTATCTACTACTGAAACAGGGACTACAACTATTCAAGTTCTACCTAATTCTTGTCTTATGGGTGTCGGTTGTTCTATTACTGGTTCTCCTGCAAATACAGATGGGTCGGTTGTTTTACAAGCAACTACAACAAATCCACTAATTCAACTTTCTCAATCCGCTCCTTTTGCTACTTCTTATATAACTACTATTGATAGAGATGGTATAATTCAAAATAATAGTGGTGGTAGTGGTTTCCGCTGTAGATCAGCACAAGACATTTTCCTTGAACCAACACATTCACAACCAAACCCACAATTAGGCGTAATTAGAGTTCCAAATGGTAATTCTATTAACATGTCTGTAGACACATACACCACAACATATAGGAAAGATGGTGTAAATATTCGTGATACTTTTGCACCATCTTCTTACGACGGAAAAGCAGATTTTTACTCAACAAGTGGAACAAGTGAAATGTTATTAGAAAGTGAATTTACAGGGACAAGCGAACATAGTTTAAGTTGTAAAGTTGCTCTTACTGGAAATGCTACAATAACACACACAACTCTTTCAGGAGCGTCAAGAAATCTTGTAATCTCTTCAACGGGCAACATTACAACATCCGCAAGTTCGGGTGGAACTGCTACTTTAAGTGGTGGAACTTCTGGTAATGCTTCTATCTCTTGTTCTACTGGTGCTGTAATTGCGAGTGGTGATACACAGATTTTCGCTTCTGGACTTGCTGGGGCAGTCGCCACACCTAATTTCACTTTGAGAAATCAAAATGTCGCCCCAACATCTTATCCTACATTAAAATTAGATAAATCTGCTGTTGTTGCACCAGTTGGTGGGACTATATCTGCTATTTCTTCATGGGCGTTTGCTGCGACTGGGGCAAGTAGGGAATGGAGTAGAATACAAACTAAAACTGAAAATACTGGTGCTGGTAATGAAGATGCGACATTATCTATCTTTAATTCTGTGAATGGTGTGGTTAGTGAAACATTTAACTTCAACGGAGCGCAAAATGAGAACAACTCTTTTCGCCCCCTTGATATGAATGGTAATGCTATTCGCACAACGGGAGGTGATTTAAGTATAAATACTACTGCTTCTACCGGAACTGGTAATTTAAGCGTCCAAGCAAAAGGGTTCGCTCAACTTGGAGGTGAAACAAACTTTACAAATGTTTATAACACAAATGGAAACATTAACCTTACTGCTGGTGGTGGAGCGAGTGATTTAATACTGGATTGTCTTAATTGGGAAAGTGCTACTGCTGGTGGTAGTTCAGGTCAGCATTTAAGAATTAAACTGAATGGTGTGTATTACAAAATTGCCCTATTGAACGATTAATATTAAAATACAGCAAATTAAAATCTTGCTATATTTTAAAACAAAAAATATAACATATGACACGATATGTTATATTTTATTTTATAAAGCATTTACTATCTCCGCATTCCACGATACACCACGCCACAACTACTAATCCTCGCTCTTAAGCATTCGTGTCGTCCTTGCAACATTTGCCTTCCACCAGTCTAGTGAATCTTGTGTAAATGCATTGCGATGATAGCGCCTATGTTCTGCAGCCTGTTGTGGCGAATCATAAAAGTAAAAATCCGGCTCATACTTTCCACGACTCGCCCGCGCATCACATACCTTCCAGAGCAAATCCTCGCATAGCGATCCAACACGCCAGGGATATTCAACACCCGTCACTGCATTTACGATATAACGACCCTGCACATTCGATGAAAAAGACCTTGGACGTTTATTCTTTTTTTCATTGCTTGCACCGCCACCCGTCGAACCAGCATCATCCCAGTCATCGCGACCTGCATCTACTTTGCTCAAATTTAATCTACTCTTGTTCCTGCTAATTCCACTTCCACTTCCAGAACCAAGCCCTTTGGGATTCTCTTTCAACATCGCCATTTTAAACTGCGTAAATAGTACGTAACGTAACTGATAAGTATATGTAACAAAATTTCTTTAAGCCAGTTTTAAATATATTTTTGACGCACATTATCACGCATTATCACACATTATCACGCATTATCACGCATTGCTTATCACAACAACTTCACATGATTCACTCACCTTATGTTCCAGTTCGTTAATCATAAGATTTTTCTCATCTAGTATTGCCTGTTGTTCATCGATAAGCAGTTTTAATCTTTGATTTTCTTTCACTGCACTTCCATATAGGTCTTTCAAATTTTTAAACTGCTCCAGTTGTTTCTGTTGTTTGTCTAATAATTCAACTACTTCTGGGATGCTAAGTTCACGAGGACTTTTACCTTCTTCTTGAAATACTATTTTTAGTTGAGATGGGTTTTGTGCTTGGTGCGCTTGTTGCGCCTGAATACTTTTTATCATCTGTTTCTTCTTTTCTTCAATCTCGCCAATCTGTTTCAATACATCTGGTTTTAATTTTATGTCACCAGGCTCGTATGCAGCCAGTCTCTTTTCCAAATCTTCGGTAAAAAATTTCACAATTTTATCATCCTTAATAAATTCCCCCAATGTTTTCAAACTATATTTTGCATATTGGCTATCCGGGTGTCCGACTATTTCAATGTTATCCAATAGTATTCGTTTATCCATCGTATTGTGCGAATGTGAAAAAACCAATATTGTTTTCAGTGGGTCGAGTTGCACAAATGGTATCGTATATCCTTTTAAAAATTCGCGCTCTTCCGCCAAACATGCATCTTCGTTATACCGAGTCTGTTTCAATAACTGCCGCTTAAATGCAAATGTTCCCGCAGTAGCGTGGTCCTTGCCATACGGACCAAATTGCACCATCCGTTTTCTATCATTGAAATAAATATACATTTCACTTGACCCGGCACATAATGCGGTAGGATGCGTAGTAAGCATATTTACCGCATGCGAAACGCGTTCAGGAGGATAATAGTCGTCATCATCCATATAAACGATAATATCTCCTTTGGATTTATCATGCATAATGTTTCTTTTTTTTCCAAGCGTCATTTTTGTATCATACCTGAAATATTTTACATTCGGATGCCCTCTTACCAAATCCTCAATCGGATCCGTTCCGTCGTCTATGATAATCCACTCCATTCTATCTTTGGGATAATCTTGGCTATCAAAACATGCAACCATCATTTCAATAAATGGTCGACGATTGAATGTCGGCGTGCATACGCTAACAAATGGGAGGTTAATGATAGTGTTGTTCTTCTTGTGCGAATTTTTATTATTTTTGGTCATTTTATTAATTATTATTAATTATTAATATTATTATATTTTTAATTATATTTTATGCTTAATACTATTTTTTGTTTCAAGGTTATTTTTAATAATATCGGTAACTATATTATTAAATATTTTTATAGAACTTTTTAACTGGAATGTTTCATGTATTGCATTACTAGACTTACTATAACTATAAACATAATCCCAGCACCACCTACCCCACCCAAGTCCGAAAAACCATACATGCATATTTGGTAATAAAAAATAAGTAACATGTATATTTTTAAGTCATCAAATATTTTTTTCCATTTACCCTTTGATGAATCTTCACTATTGTCATTTGACCAGGGATAAATAAAGAATACATACAATACGTTAAGCATCATATAAAAACCACACCCCATTGCTATAAACATTCCAATCGTAAGACCAAATATCAACCCCCAGATAATATGATTCTGTAAAATTCCAAATATAAATGATGTAATTCCTGACCATATTCCTACTGCAGGAAAAATAATTTGCATAATAACAGGCCACAAGAAAAATGCAGCTGCTTTATTAAATGTTTTATCTTTCATCTTCTCCCATGTATCCTCTTTATCCTGACTATTAGAATTAGAAATGCTAAAAATACTTAGTATCAATCGCATTGCGTATCTCCCACCATTTATTCCAAGACCACCATATACCGCTTCGAATATATATTGTACCAATGCCTTAAAAAAACCTACTTCGCTTTTTCCATCTTTGTTTCCGTCTTTTGATAACCATAAAAAATATGTTATATCTTTTTGTCTTCTTTTTAAGGCAGCCTCACTGGTTAATGGTGAATCATTTCCTATAATTCTTCCACTGCCTAAATTGTAAGGAAAACCATAATTAAAGTAACATTTTTTTGAACCCACCTTATTTGTATAGGGTAGTTCATACTCATCGATGGGTAAAATATAATCCAATTTATCTTTTGATTCTGTGGCTAAATATATAAAATTTGTTGATAACCACCCCCACACATATGCAAACAATACGGATAGTAGAGCATGTATACAAAATATTAAAATACTATTCGGATCCATTTGGTCTTGTGCTGATTTTTGCGTATTTGATTTTTGTGTTCCTTTTACACTTGTAGGATTTGTAGTATCATCTTTTTTATTACTATCGGTATCCGATGAACCAAATATATTTGATGATGGACTTTTGCCCCCCAACAAACTTGTTGGGTCGAAACCTTCGATTACTTTCTCGTCTTTATCATCTTTATCATCTTTCTCGTCTTTGTCATTTTTGTCATTTTTGTCGTCTTTATCGTATTCCGCGTCTTTATCACTTACTTTTTTATTTTTATTTTTATTTCTACCTCTATTTGTTAATTTTTCAATATTTGATGTTTTAAAATATGATGTTGACATATAATATAATATGTATTAATAATATATGTATTAATAATATATATATTATAACATTTTATATTATTGAACCTAAAGGTTATAATAACCAAAGAACATATTATAAACATATTTAAAGTTTATTATGCAAAATATATTATTATATCATAGTTACTAACCACACTGCCATAGATACAACCATGCCAAAAATCGAAGAAGGTATTAAACTCGACTTTCATAATGTCCTCATTCGCCCAAAGCGTTCAACTATTAATAGTCGATCCGATGTCAATCTAAAGCGCGGTTTTCGTTTTAAAAACTGCAACTCTCTAAAATCATGGGAAGGTGTTCCAATAGTCGCCGCAAATATGGATACGATTGGATGTTTTGATGTGTATAAAGTATTATCAAAATTCAAAATAGTAACTGCGTTACATAAATTCTACGATGTCAAAGACTTCTTAGAGTATCAAACTCAACACGAGATCGTATTTCACCCAGACTATTTCATGGTGTCCACGGGTATACAGGACCATGATTTTCAGCGTCTGCAGAGAATTATGGCACAAGTGGAGTGTAACTGGATATGTATCGATATTGCAAATGGCTACATCAAAGCTCTTGTCGACTTTTGCAAAAGAGTTCGCGAGGCATACCCCGACAAAATCATTGTCGCAGGAAATGTTGTAACACGTGAAATAGTGGAGGAACTTATACTTAATGGTGGTGTGGATGTTGTTAAAGTCGGGATTGGTTCGGGTAGTGCATGCTTGACACGAATGAAAACAGGCGTAGGTATGCCTCAATTATCTGCAATCATGGAATGTGCCGATGCAGCACATGGTGTTGGTGGACATATTATAAGCGATGGCGGAATAACATGTCCCGGCGATATGGCAAAAGCATTTGGTGGAGGTGCGGATTTTGTCATGGTTGGTGGTGCATTCTCCGGACATGACGAGAACCCAGGCGAACTTGTTACAAATTCCGACGACGGCTCGCAATCTAAAATATTCTACGGCATGAGTTCATCCCATGCTATGAAAAAACACTATGGGGGTATGAGCGATTATCGTTCATCGGAAGGACGTTTGATTCGCGTTCCATATCGAGGCCCTATTGAGAACACGATTCTTGATTTTCTGGGAGGGCTGCGAAGCACATGCACTTATATAAACGCGTCGTGTATCAAACATATGCCACTTTGCACAACATTTGTGCATGTATCGCAGCAACTAAACACGTCACTTGTGTAGGGTGTAGGCGTTGCCATGTTGAGCTTTTACGAATTTACCTCGCATACATGAGACCTGCATTTCCAGACATGAATGTGACAACGTTGAAACGCTCTTCTAAAATTACCAAATTGTAATTATATTCATATATACGCCACATTGGTTTGTTGACACCAATAGGTATCGGGGTATTTGTAAGAGGATCGACTGCACTATCACAAATAGTGAGAAACTGCGCATCTGGATTATTTTTTGGATATAATGTGGTAAATTCAAACTGAACATTCGAAAATTTGCTCGTATTTAGTGCACCAGATGGCTGTGTATTAAAAGGATCCGTGTCAATGCAGAAGTTGTAACAATATAAGCCGTCTGGTGCATTTCCTCCTGTTCGCGTATACTTTTCGATATAGTTATATATTCCGTCATCAAGTGTCGTCTCGCGATATTTTCCATCCAAAAGAATCGCCATGTTCATCAATATATTGCGACTATTTTCAACATTAAATGGTTGTGTGATAAAATACCCATTTAGCCCGCTAGTTAATGGATTATACCCGGGTGCAAAACCAGCATTATATGGTGGCAATCCACAACCAAATGCAGTTATTCCTACATTACGCAACGACGCTTCAGCTGGAGATGCCGGCGCAGGTATTACATCAGAAGGCAAGTAGTTATATGGCCAATTCGTATAATTGCTCCACTGATTGCGCAGATTAATATCACTCCTTTGAAAAAAGAACATCCAACTACTTACCATACCTATCGTATTTTCTAGCCATACACGCTGAGTTCCGGTTACGTTATCGAAATTCCACTCATATGCCGACTTGATTAAATATTTTTGCTCATTTTGCGAAAACAACTTCGCCTCTTCATTAGAAAGAAATCCATATGTGCTTATCAAGTGTATATCTGCATTCCAGTCCGTTTGCGTCGAGTTTGGATAGTCTGCAGTGTTTAAACTTACACTAGGAGGTGTCTGTAGAAACCGAAACAATTGCATATAATTTAAAGAATAGTTGGGGCGAACACTAGGGTAATTATTTGCCACATCCATTACATCACGTATAGTATAAAGATCTTGGATAGGACGCATAATAACATCTATCTTTAGCTGATTATATTGTAACGCGGTTAATGGGAATGCCATTTTGCTCGTCAGTGTAAACCAAGCATTTATAGGAATATATAATTTACGACTTCGGATAGACGGCTCCGCGCCTTGTGATAGCGTAGTGTAGTATGCATTTGGATATGCGTTTACACGACTTCCGGCATTTCCGGGGTCATTTAATCCAGGCACATTCCCCGTCATTCGGTCATATAAGTTTCTCTTACTCCCTGAAAAATCGCGTTGCACAAGTGCCAGTAAATATTTACCTGTTAATACTTGCAATGTTTGCCCACCTACTGATACTATAATCTCTTTAATCATTTGCGTGCCTAAATTATCAATCCACTTGAATTCATATGGCGCCCAGTTTTCGGCACAATTACTTGGTGGCCATATTGGGCTCCATATCGTTGGCAATGTTACAACCAGATATGTATCCATCAACAAATCGGCATATCGTGGAACATTAAATGTAAATCTGGATTCTTCTGTTAAACGCAGTTTCCTCTGCCCGTGAAAATCAATACGAAATTTCTGCATTCCAAAATTCGTATATTTTGCATATGTAGATTTAAAAAATGTTTTTGTAGGGTTTCCATTTAATATAACGTTCTGGTTTCCAAAAGATACAAGATTTAGCAATCCGCCAGCCATTTATATAATATATATTTAATATATTTAATATATATTATAGTTATAATTATATAGTAAATTATATAGTAAAATATATATTATATATATTAAATTACAACACATACACACACACACACACACACACACACACACACACACACACACACACACAATATTACATAAACAAACAAACTATTAACAAATGGCGCAAACATTAACCAATGCAAAAGTATATGCGAGTGACTTACTAAAATCTGTTCAAGATTTTAAAAAACTTGAAAATGTTAAAGATATAAGTAAGTCACCTGTTGCAATTCACTGGTTTGGCATATCATTTGTCATAGTTATTTTACTCTGGGTGATTACGTATATCACCGCCAAATTAAACTTGGATAATACAAACTGCACCATTATATCGAAGTCTAATAAAAAATCGACACAAATAACTCCTCTAAGTAATAAATTATCAACACCTGATTATGCTGGAAAAAATATGCGCGACTTTTATATCAAAACCGCATACAACTGCTGTGCATCAGGTGACTTTAAAAGTGACTATGTTTCGTTGTGTGCTCTTTATAATGTTATTGCACAGGGTTGTCGTTGCCTTGATTTTGAAATTTATTGTTTGAATGATACACCGGTTGTTGCAGTATCTTCGATTGACCAGATTGGAGTAAAACAAAGTTACAATTTTTTAAATGCCGCTGAAGTATTCAGTGAAATTAATAAATATGCTTTTAGTGGGAATACTATACCCAAATTAGACGTCCATTCAACAGACGAACCGCAACGTTTTTGCCCGAATTCATCTGACCCTTTATTTCTTCATTTTCGTCTTAAAACAAATAATGTAAATGTTGTCAATCAACTCGCTTCAATTATTGCGCAAACATTTGAATCAAAATTATTACCAATTGAATTTATGAGAGAATCAAATGGAAAAAATATGACAAGAACACCTATTAAAGATTTAGTCGACACTATAAATGGAAAAGTAATTATTATGGTAGAAAAAAATAGTAACACAGGAGGTATGCCTATTTTATATCAATCTGCAAATATGTGGGAACTTACAAATATTACAACAAACTCGGTTTTTATTCATGAAAAACGTTTTACTGAAATTAAAAACACAAACGCACCTAAAGAAATTATAGAATATAATCGTCAAAATATGACAATAGTTTTACCCGACTTGAATGAAAATAACACAAACTATATTTATATAGTTCCACGAATGTTGGGATGTCAGTTTATTGCAATGAACTTCCAAAATAATGACCAGAATCTTATTTCTTATAATAATTTTTTTGATAATATGAAATCTGCATTTGTTCCACGACCTAACGAATTATTATATGTCCCTGTATTTGTGCCTGCACCCGAACCTATTGATAAGGCTCTTCTGTTTAGCAGTAAGAAATCTATAAATATAGGAGGCATCAAAATGGATTTTTAAATATACACATATAACTATTGTTACTATCTTACAAAACAATAGTTATACTATATATATATTTTTAACTTCTTCTTCTATTCTTTCTAGTTCGTCTACTCATTCCTCGATTTCTTATTTTCGATTTACTTCTACCTTTTCTCTCGTTTCTCTCGTTTCTCTCGTTTCTACGTCTTGTCTTGTTTCGTATGATTACTTTTGTTCTTCCTCCTTTTCCTCCTATTCCAATATCATTTGATATCAGTGGAACATCAGATTGAGGTTGAAAAAAACTAGAACAACTAATGTCTATTATATAGACACGTTTTTTTTCAGAATTTCCACCAAAGTATGCTTGATCTATTTTGTTTGAAATGACTAAAGAAATTTCACTTAATGTTATACCATAGTATCCTCCTAACATAGGATCCGGTAATTTACCAGCAAAAATTTGATCTAGTCCAATATCAATATACCTTGTTTCAGAATTTATAGATATTTCTCCCTTGTCATTTTTAGCTGAAACCATATTATATCCATATATCCTTACACCTAATGGAACATTCGCATCGTTTACAGGATGGTATGAATATATTTTTTCAACATGATCCGCATTATAACGACCTCCTTTTACGATACTTCTTATACAAGGAAACCTTTCACCAGCATTCTCGAATGCACACATGCGTTTTATATATGAATCAGAACCAGGAACTGCTTGTGAAATTGCAACTCTACAATTTTCAGAAAAATATTGTTGGTCATGTTGACGCAGTCCCCAAAATAACGCATATGAAAATGCATCAAATAAGTCATCATTTATTTTTAAAGCTCCATGTTGACTCATACAAATAATAGCATTAACAATATCTTTTTGTATAATAATATATCTTTCATGTCTTATATCTAAATCCGCATAGTCAACTTTAAAGTTATTCATTACTATTTCAAGACAACCAGATACAAGTGAAAATAATCTACGTTTTATACCATGACTTACTTTTTGAATAGTGCTTACTAATTTTGGAAACTTTGAAAATTTTGGCACTCTTGAATGGATAGGTGGTCTCGGGACTGAACTAACTAAGGTAATTGCAGGTGTATATGTTGCAGGTTTACTTTTTACAAGTTTCTTACCACCCACACCTTTTTTAAAATTAGGCACATATTTAGCACGCCTTTGTATATGTCTAAGTTTAAAACTAGAACTAGAACTATGTGACTTGCGCGATGGTGATGGTGCTGGTGATGGCACTGGTGCTGGTGATGGCACTGGTGCTGATGATGGTGATGGTGCTTGAATTTCTACTGAAGATATTTTCTCCGTAAGTAACAATGAAAATCTATCTAAATTTTGAATGACAACCGGGTGGTACACTTCATCTAATAAATTAGGTATACCTACATTGATTTGAGACGGAGGAGCTGCTCCACAAATAGTTAACGATTCAAAACCATCAAATTTATTTCCTGGGTTTATTAATGGTGAATTTTTTTTTGTAATGGACGTAACAGGCGTTTTAGTATTGTCAATAGGATAGCTTCCATGCATAAATAAAATAACAATAAATAAATATTCATCAACTTTTATTTTAGAATCACGCGAACCACCATCATATTCATATACTTCATCTACTTCTTTGACAGGAGATAAAATAGGTTTAAAAATACTAGAAGAACCATAAGGTCCAGAAGAAGTAAAAGCTGGTATTGCAGATTCAAGAATATATGTATCTAGTGTATCATTTTTTATAAATACACTACCATGTGAAGGTACACCATTCGCATTATGAAAGCTTTCAAAAAAATGATCTGGGTTGCTTGATGCTTCTGTTTCAAGTGTTGTTATTTTTTTTGGTGATAATGCCATATAATATCTTAATAACAAATATCCTAATATATTATCTCAATATAATATAACTATAATATAACTATAATATTCAATAAAATAAATTAAATTTAATAAATACTATCAAAATCAAAATCAAAATCAAAATCAAAATCAAAATCAAAATCCAATAACATGAATAATGGAAAAGATATTTTATTAAATACCATTTACTATGAAAACCGCGAGTTAGAATTATTAAAAAATGCCATGGACGTTGAAGCAAAAAAACGTGGCGAACGTATTGCGCAAAACCCAATCATGAAAAATATTATAGACGTTCTTGAAAAGTTTATTCATGACAAGAAACTCGTATGTTACGGCGGCACCGCGATTAATAATATTCTCCCCAAAGAAGACCAATTTTATAATCGCAATATTGAAATACCTGACTACGATTTCTTTTCCCCCAATGCAATGAACGATGCAAAAGAATTAGCCGATATTTATTTCAAGCAAGGTTTTTCCAGTGTTGAAGCAAAAGCGGGAGTTCATTATGGTACATATAAAGTATTCGTCAACTTCTTTCAAATCGCAGATATTACACAAATCGACAGCAAACTATTTAGTAGTCTTAAAAAAAATGCAATAAGCAAAGAAGGTATATTGTATAGTCCACCGAATTTTTTACGGATGGCAATGTATTTAGAATTGTCGCGCCCCAGTGGCGATATATCGCGGTGGGAAAAAGTTCTCAAGCGTCTCAACTTATTGAACAAAAACTACCCTTTAAAAGCAACCAACTGCGATCCTGATTCATTTGCAAAATCTCTATCCGCGCGTTCATATAATAAACAATACTTTCACGAAAAAGATAAAATACAGGATGTTATCAAAAGTGTAGCAGCGGCTGCAGCATCGTCGTCGTCGTCAGATAAACTTGTGCTTATTGGTGGATACGCATTTTCACTTTATTCGCGATATTTGAAACACCAAGAGCGTGCATATTTGAGTGAAAATCCTGTTTTTGATATGTTGTCTTCTAATCCTGATAAAACTGCAAAACTAATTAAAGAAAAATTGGAAGCAGTCGATATCCGCGACGTAAGTATTGAAAAAAAGCCATCCGTTTCCGAATACTTGTCAACACATTATGAAATAAAAATCGGTAGTCAACCCATAGTATACCTTTATAAACCCCTTGCATGTCATAGTTATAACACAATTAAGGTAGACAATAAAATATACCGGATTGCAACGATTGACACGATGCTCAGTTTCTATTTATTGTTTTTATATATTGATCGACCCTATTTCAATCCCAGACGAATTCTATGTATGTGCGAGTATCTCTTCAAAATCCAGCAAAAAAATCGCGTAAAATTGCGCGGAATATTGCGCAGGTTTAGCGTATCATGCTATGGAAAACAAAAAACTATTGAGGATATTCGCAATGAAAAAACGGAGCAATTCAAGCGTCTTAAAAATAAACGCAAAACTCGCGAATACGATAAATGGTTTCTTCGATACTATCCTGAAAATAATTCTGCGAATAAGCCTTTTATCGAAAAAAATAAACCGAAAAAGACGAATGAAGATATTATCAACGAGGCAAAACTGGCATTTGAAGCGAAAGCGATTGCATCAAATGCGATTATTAATCAGATAGAGAATATTCAAAAACAAAACCACAAAGAAACATCAGTTTCTAAACGTAAAAATAAAAACCAAACGAAAAAGAATACAAACAAACAAGCAAAAGCTTATATGCAATCGATACCTGTTATGATAGAACCTAGTGTGAAGTTGCGTTCGCGTAATAAAACTATACGTCGTAAAATAAATATAGAAAATAAACAAAATATTATCCCATTGAATAAGGAAGTTGAAAATATACTTTATGTTAAAGATATTATTACTCCTTCATCGATGTCGACGTCGACGTCGACGCCAAGTTATAACACTCCGGATAGCGAGAATAAGCTATAATTTGTAATAGTAGAATAATAAATATTTATATGCATTATTTATTATTTAATTTATTTATCAGTTTCTCTCGTTTATCTCCTTTCTCTCTTTTTTATCCTTTCTCAGCAAGACTATAGATATATAATTATACAATGAACATATATAAAATGAATAGTGTAAGATATATAACCAAGATACATAACAGATCGCCATGACAACTCCAACTCCAACATGTGAAGCATTAGTATGGTGTGGGCATTATAAATCTAGGTGCACACTAATTGCAAAATGTTGTGGGCAAGAATTCGGATGTAGATTTTGCCACGATACACAAGTCGAATCTCATATAATGAATCGTTATGATGTAGAAGAAGTAGTTTGTAATAAATGTCATTTACGACAACCTGTATCTAACTCGTGCAAAAATGAAAAATGCGGTAACAACAATAAAGAATTCGCAAAATACTATTGCGACATATGTCATCTCTATTCTGATAGTCATATAACCGAAATATATCACTGCGACAAATGTAATATATGTCGCATATGCAGTTTAGGGAATACAAAAGAAGACTATTTCCATTGTGACAAATGCGGTGGTTGTATACTTATCAACTTAAAAGATACACACAAGTGTTTAGTCGACGTATTAAAGGGTGATTGTTGTATATGTTTAGAAAGTATATTTTTATCAAAAGAACCTGTAAGATTATTGGCATGTGGACACGTGATTCATGGAAAATGCTTAGATGAATTATTAAAAAATAATAGAATATCGTGCCCTTTGTGTAGGAAGTCAATGATAGATGGTGATGCGTTGCAGATGATAATAAGAAAAACGGATTATCTTATTGAGTTAAACCCCATTGAGTCAAGTATATTAACAAAAATAAAATGCAATGATTGTGATTTTAATGATAAAGTAACATACCACCCAATTGGATTAAAATGCGGTGGGTGCGGAGGATATAACACCACAAGAGATAGGGAAAGCGAAACATAAATTATAATAACAAACTATTATAATAATTTATTTATATAATATATACTATATAGTATATACTATAAACTATAAACTATAAACTATAAACTATAAACTATAATATATTTACAAATAATGAAATATATTTCAATACCATTATTTATAGCAAGTTTTTTAATAGGAATGATATATATTCACTTGTCAAATCCGCCTACTAGAAATATAACTATCTTCCCCACTATAGATAACGTTGGAAAATTCCAGTATAAGGACAGCGCGGATAATTGTTTTGCATTTATACCACATGAAAAGAAGTGCCCATTTATGTCAAACTCTATTAAACAAATACCGATTCAGGTTTAATTGATATAGTTGTAACATTTTACTATATTTATATATAATTATATAATTTATAATAGTATTATATATAACACAAATACTATTATAATAACCAAAGGCGATGAATGTTAAAAGATGGTTGCATTCGGATACAAGCAAATATATTATTTCAGTTATTTTAGGACTCGGACTTTCGACATTATTTAGAAAAGAATGTATAGGCGATAAATGTTTAAAATTTCTTGCACCTCCGGTAAATGAGTTAGAAAAAGAGACATATATGTATGGTAAAAAATGTTACACTTATAATAGTTCATCGGAAAGCTGCGAAGATAATAAAAAGAAAGTAAGTTTTGCGTAGTAAATAAAATCTATCAATCTTTATAGAATATATTAAGAAAATGGGTGACACAACAAGTATTGACGACCTTCCAACAGATCCAAGTTCAGGAAATATGAATAATAACGTTGTTTTACAAAAAATGGAATTAACTAGTGGCGCAGCGGGTAATAGTGGCAGTGGACCAAGTATACAAGGACAAGTATATAACCCGGTTATTGCGGGTTTAGGCGGCGGCGGCGGCGGCGGCGGCGGCGGAAGCGGACCTATACAACCACAAATGCCTTCATCACCGAATATAATGAATGAGATGATTTCAGGGCTACAACGAGCGAGTGCATCAGGTATGACGAACTTACCATCTAGGGATATACCCATGACTACTTCAAATATGATGAATGATGCACAAGTAAAACCTAATTTTATTCCTAATCCGCAATCACAAGGACAAAACGTAAATCAGTATGGTCAGCGCCCGATGTCATCAAATAATTATATTGAACAACATGAACAAGACATGACAAGCGAAGAAAAATATAGAAAGTCGCAAAGTGACTATTCGAATGCTGAAAATATATATAAACTTATGCAAATACCAATTATAGTAGGTATATTATATTTTGTTTTTCAGTTACCCGTAATGAGAAAATATGTTTTAAAATTTATCCCATCTGTTTTCAATAGTGATGGAAACTATAATATTAGCGGACTTATTTTTATGAGTTCATTATTTGCTGGATCATTTTTTGGGTTGTCAAAAGTTCTCGAAATGTCTGAGTCGTGGTAGTGGTAGGATACTAGCATATAGTCCATGAGATTAACAACAAGAGAAAGGAGAGAAACGAGAGAAATAATTCATAATTAAATATTCATGTACATACAATAAGAATAAAATAATATCTCTTCCATAAAATTGATAATATTATATGATATTATATAGTATCATATCATATCATTCAACTCATCAAATCAAACTATGTTAGAAAATTATTCAACACCACTCGTATCACCACCCACTTACTATGGATGGTATTCAGAAGCAATTCAATGTCTTCGCATATGCAATCCAACACAACACCCATACAAAAGTAAAGGCATCATATTAACATCTCCGCCGTATACATATTGGAAACAAAACGACAAATTGGTTTTAGTAACCGAGATAACAAATAATCCATACCCGACACCCCGACAAGTCAAAAATGGTGATATATTTTTGGGACCTGTTGATTCGTATCACGGACGTTCATATCGGCGCTTATCGGATAAGAAGACTATAGTTACACATACACATACACCTACACCCACACCTACATGGTAAATGAAATAACTTGTGGGCGCTCAATATTTATTTCAGATTTTTTTATATTACTGATTTGCTGTATTAAAAGATACTGGTTTGTATTTTCATCGTATTCGATGCCACTATATACATATGTTGTATTCCGAATTTTTTCAGCAATAGGTACTATATAATTCAAGTATATTTCAATTGCGGGTTTCACAACTTCGATACGTCCTGTTTCCATATACTCTTTCATAATTTCTTTGAATAGTTCAACATAGGTATAAAGTTCCGCGTTGTATACTTTTAATTTTTCTACTTTTTCTGGATTATTTGTGTTGTCAATATAGATATTATACATTTTCTCGTATTTTGCAAGTTCGGTTTCCAATTCTTTTTTCGATTCGTCAAATTTTTGCTTGAGTTGGTCATCAGATATATACCTAAATAATAAATCTAGCTTGAATTTTATAATATTTTCCTTGATAGTTTCTATTTTTTTATAGGACTGAGTTATTAGTTTTTCTATATTTCCCTTCTTGCCTCTCGCAATTTCAATATTTAAACCACAAGGTTGCGACTTACTTCCACAAACCGCTTTCAAAATACGATTTTCGTTTGTAAAAATAGTTCCCCCTGCAGCCTTACAAACAACACATTTTCTTTTTCGAGACAACTCGGCTATTTTCCCTTTCTTTTTTGAATATGGAATCGTTATATCTGAAATAATTGCATGTTTTTTACTATCATATGTTTTATCATACCGATCCTTTAGTTTATAATACTCTTGTAGTGAATTATCAATCGAAATATGCGGATGCGACATATAGTAGTTACTATATTTACTATTTTACTATTCTATATTTATATTATATATAATAATAAATACTATATTCGCATATTAGTGTATTTACTATTATAATTTTACAATAGACTTGATACATTTGATATGTATGATATGCGTGGAATTAATTATAAGGATTCACAATAACATCCGATGACTGCACATCCCATACTGGTAAATCGGTAATTAAATTTGCACCATTCTTTCTATTTTTTTCAATGTTAACATTTAGTGCATTTAGTCTGATTAAAACATCTTGTTTTTCATCTCTAAATTTTCTTTCTTTTTCCTCTGGTGTAAGTTTTCCACGATATTTATAATACAAAAAACCACCTATTATTAAAACAAATACCAAAAATAAAACAACATTGAATACAAGATTACTAAACATATATTTTTGTTGACTGCAGTGTTTCAATACTTTGCTCATAAAAAATGTAACACCCGGTTCTGTAAGACTTGGTTTTTCCATACAGAATTTTAAATAAAATAAAAATAACTATTACATTATAATATTATTTTTATAAATTAATTTATACATATTATACATAGTATACATATTATACATAGTAAACATAATATACGTAGTAAACATATTATACATACAATAAATATAAGCAATGTCAACACAAACAAAAACAACAACTCCAACAACTACAACAACAACAAAAATACCACCCGCGCCACCACCTATAGAACCACAACTAGCATCACCAGACACATTTCCTACTACAAATTCTTCAAGCACCCCTCCTAACCCTGCAACTTCAATTTTTGCATTCTTCATCGTCACTTTGATATTTACGATTATAAAATATAGCATAGATGACAAGATGTTAACTTTAATTAACATGATATATATTGGCACACTTCTAGCAGTTCAAGTAACAATAAATTCTTCTTTAGCAAAAACAATATGCAATAATCCTCAATCAACCACAACAGGAGTTGTAGCAACTATTTTTCCAATGCTTTTTATATTTGGTCTTTTGCAATTGTTGCTTACTATTTTTCCAGGATGGTTAGAACCATTCTCAAATACATTTGGGTATGCGATTGCTAAAATAGGTGGCGCAGAAAGTGTAGTTAGAGAAGTATTGAAAACAAATTCAGATGGAGAAATATCAAAGGCAGTTAATAATATATACCATGACCCGTCTATATTTTTGAACCAATTTAACTATAATGACGAAGAAGATTTTAAAACAAAATGGACCAAAAGTAAAGATTTATTTAATACTGAGGCAAGTGTAGACAGCCTAAAATATAAAGATTTCAGAAATATGGTAAAACTAAAAGACCTGGTTGCACAATTTGTATGGTATATGCTCGCCGGTATTTTAGTAACCTCACGCAGTTATAACTATATTATCAACCAGCCATGTGGTTTAACTCCAGACGTTGCAGAGCAAATAGCAGCAGATCATGCTAAAAATAATAATGGTGGTGCTGATAAAAATACAACCCCCAAAGGATTTATATATGATGCAGCGAACTAATACGTTGGCGAACTTTTATAATCATAAATATACATGACTACTACATAAACAAGTATAGCCAAAACTATTGAAAATAGCCATATCGGTAGAACAGATTTATTTTTATATCCAATACCAAAACGGCGAAAACTCAAGTCTCGGTTATATATAATCGACGGGCGAAATGAATTTACTATTGCAAATAAAGCAATAAAAACAAATATTGCTACAAAAACTATATTATCTTTAGAAATCAAATTTTGAAACATTTTGTAGTTTGTAGTTTAGCGATGGGTGACAACTATATCTTATATATAACAAGTAAAATATTTGAACATAAACAACAAATATTTTACTTACATTGCACATTTATCTAAAGTCACTTCGCGTCCAATATTTTTTATTATTTTTTTCTCATTTTTTTCAAAATCTTCTACTGGTTCACATATATTTCGCATCATAGTAAGATACTCAATTTGTGTTGCTTCGCTATCAAACCAGTGCGGATTCTTATCGACCCATAAATACAATGAGTTACGTTCCTTATTTGCTACTTTTACAATCGTATTTTTTATTTTACTATGGTTATCATCTTTTTCCCATTTTTCCTTATCTTTAATATAAATTATATCTCTCTTTGCATCAGTACAATGAATAGGACGTTTATGAATATCTAACTCTTTCAACCCTTTTATCATAAGGTTACTTATACCTTGAACCATACCATTTTTATTTGAAAAGTCTAGATCCTCTAATGTTATTTTAAGAGACTCAATAAAGTCACTAATATTGAGAGCATCTTTGCACTTCTCATTTAAAAATACATTCAAATTAAAATTTGTATTGTTATTTGTAATATTATTCGTAGTGCCTATTTTCGGAACTATCTCATTTATCGTCTTAACTAATTCACTATTCTGTTTTATCAAATCTTTAACAAGTTCCTTTAATTCTTTGTCTGATTTACTATCAATCTGCTCGTGCATTTGCTTATATATTTCTGTTTCTTTGATTTCTAATATCGGTGTAGTGTCCGCTGGTGTATCGATAGTAATACATGTTTTCTTATGCTTTGCTAGACTAGAACTATGGTTATATTTATTACCACAAATGCAAACAAAACTTTTTGATCCGTCTTTTGGCATTTTTTTGCTAGTCTCTGTTAGTCTTTTGTGTTTGATGGTCTCAAGGTGTTTTTTATAGTTTGATTCTTTACAGCATTTAAAGTCACATATTTCACATACAAAAATATTGGAATTTTTAGTATGCACTGCTTCGGTAAGTGTTTTTTGCTCTGAAATAATTTTTTTATGTTTTCTCGTCTCATTATGCTTGTTAAACGTGTCTTCATTAGAACATCTCGTCTTACAATGTTCGCAAAAATATATTTTTTTTTCCTTACATTTCTTTACATTTATGGTAACATTATTTGGTTTTGGTTTTGATAATGGTTCAATACTATTAAGCGTAGCTTTAAGTAATACAAAATATTCTTGCTCCTTTTGTCGCGCTTCATAGCTGTCCTTACAATTAAAAAAATTAACTATCTCCATATTCCAGTTATCCCACCCGTTATGTTTTCTTATCACTTGGTATAGCTTGCAGTTATAGTTAGTAGTTTTATTATTTATACACGATTGTTTGTGAGCATATTTTCTTTGAACAAAGTTTGTTGTTTGCCCCACGTATACCTCATTAACATCAGGAGATTTACAAGTTATTTTGTAAATAATGGTGGTAGAATAGTCAATGTCCGTCTTAGGCATAATCTTATAATAATCTTATAATAATCTTATAATAATCTTATTTTATAGTATGGTAATATAAAAAATGCCTAAATCCTTTTCATAAATATTGTAAAATGTCCAAAAAGTTATCGTAACAAAATTTAAAACTCAAAAAACCAAATGAGAGCATTATGGTCTGAGTGTGATTTTCAACATTTTTTTCAAATCTATAAATGAAAATCAGAAAATGGACATTTATAAATGTCCTTTTTTCAAAATCTCAAAATACTTTTGAAAAAACATTACATCATTCATTTTCACAACCATTGCGTTCCATTTCACCAAAGTCCCACTATTTTTATACAAGTTTTTACAAGTTTTTTCTATTTTTATGATTCCAAAACGACAAAACCACACGCTTCCCAATCTCACGGCAGCGGCGCCATGTGCGAACTTACGGCGGGATTATTTGATGTATTATTGGAATTTCATGTTGTGACTGAATATGCAGCCAAAAGTGGGAAATTGCATTTCGGATGCATTACGATAAAAATGGTTGCATTCGGGTTGGGGGGTATAAAATATATATTGTTAGTAAACATATATTTTATGAAATATAATGGAGTTGCGGTCATCAGTCATCGCCCCCACCATCGCGTTGATTATACTCGCCATCATCCTCAGCACCATATTCATCATCATCCCCTTGTAAACGGAAATCGTCTTGTATTTCTGCATCGACTAGGGCGTCTTGTTGCATATTTTCTTCTTGTTCGGTTGTAAATACGTCGCGCATGCGTTGCGTTACTTTGTCATTCTTTTTAAGACGATTTTCTTGTTTTGCAATCATCTCTTCGCGCTGGAATTCGGACTCCATCGCCGCGCGTTCTTGCTCATATGTCTCAGCAACATAGAATCGCAGACCTTTTGTGCCGCCGACATTCCAGTCACCGATTCGCAAGTTTTTCATCAGATTTTCAACTTGGCGCTCGTCTTTCTGCATGTCGCGCAGCTCTCTCGTAATAATATCTTTTTCTTTGTCTTTTGACTGCGTAATATCTTCTTTGATGCTTTTTTTGTTGACATTGATAGCAGCTTTGTCACTTATCATCATGTTGATAAATATCCCTAGTAGTTCAGCAACCACCTTTTTTAGCTCGACATTTTCGGCTGCAACCATCGACATTTCCGATACAAGCCCGATACCATTTTGCTCATCTTGGGCCTGCAAGACCGACATTAAATCTTGCTCCATATCTTCAGGGATAGGCGCCTCGTCGACAACTATTTGAGGCGATTTTGCAAGTGTTACATATTTCATTATAACATTTAGCAAATAGTGTGCAAATATATATCGCACTAGCTCGTCATTGAAAATAGAATACTGACCTCTTACAACTATATCGCCGGATAGTTCCATGGGTCCTTGAACTCCTTCACGCTGCTGCTGCCGGCGACGCGATGACTCGACTCTGCTCGACTCGAGAATTCCTTGCATAACAAGACCACCTTGCCCTCTTGCACTTGCACGAGCACGCCCTGGTCCACCTCGCCCAATATCGCTCTCGGCAAAGTCGAATTCTATATCCTCGCCCTCAATTCCCACATCGACTACATCGATTACTCTTGCATATAATGGAGTATGCGTGGCAAATCGCAACCAATCTTGTGCACCTTTTTTTATATTTTTCATAATATCCGTTAAAATACTATCTTTGTCTTTTAGGAATTTATCAAGACGCGAATAATATACCTTTATTATACTTTGAATATCGCGAGTATGCATTGGCGAAAGACCCCAGTGTTTCGGAATAGAAACTTTATTATAATCAATATTATTTAATATTAAATTCGGGTAAACGTCGACCAAGTTACGCATCTGATTCAATACAAACTGCATACCCTTATATGTGGCAGTATCGCGCCTCGGACATAAAATACCTTCACCAACACCCATTTTTCTAAAACTTGCCGGGTTTGTTAAAAAGTCGACAAACCGCGCCTGGGTTCGACCATCCAAGCGTTTTTGCTCATTTAGAAATTCTATAATAGAACCGACCATTGCAGAGTTTGTATCGGACAAATAATTCACCAGTTCGCGTAACTCTTGTGTATCTTCTGTTATCTTAATATTATAGTCATATGTATCCATAATGGTGAGAATCTTCTGCATAAATACTTCTGGCACATCGCATGTTCCAGGCGCCTGTGACTGACACGCTTGTATCAAGTCGCGCATCTGTTGAGCATACGATATTTCTTTTTTACTGAAGTCAAATGGAATAATGTGTTCTCGGTTTACTATATCCAAAAGAGCTTTCAACAATTCTTCTGTATAAACATATTCACCGCTACTTTTCAGTTTTTCAACTATTTTTTTGATAGGTTCGTCACTATTGCTCTTGTCATATAATGACACAGGTGGTTTTTCGTGACATAGATGTTGAACACTTTCAGGAACAGGAATGTCGCTACTGAATTTGCAATAAGTAATAAACGCCAAATATATCGTATCTTCTTCAAATGTAGTTGGGATTACGGGGTATTTTGTCCGCGTATTTGTAGGATCAAGTAATACGGCTGACTTTTGCATATCAATAATATCACTCATTACGTCGCGAAGCTGTCTAACTTTTGCCTCATAATCGTAGATAAGGGGTTCAATTTCCGTGAAATACATAATAGTATTTATTGATCCCGCAGTATTACAACATGCGTTTTCGACAAATGGTTCATTTGATGCAGTTGTCAAAATCAACTTTTCGCGGTCAACAACATTCTGAATCATCATCTGTATGGCAAGTGAATAATAAATAATCTTCGACTTAATTGCCGATATTTTTTCAACCTGTGACCCCTGACCACGCGAAAATTCTTCTTGGAGGGACCTTTTAAATGCAGGCGACAAAGGCTCAGGAGTGCGTATTTTAATACGGGATAATGGCGGCAAAAATGTATTCCAGTTGCGAATATCGTGGACTGCAGGAAGTTCATCGGAGAAACTTATCTTGTTATACTCGCGCTTCTCGGCAATACGCGTTTGATATGTGGTATTCTTAAGAACACACGAAGAAATCAAACTCTGTAATTGGCTAACCAGTTTATCCTCGGTTTTCAATACAGAAAGTGTATCCCATGGTTCAACTGCGCTTTTTATTTTAAATGCAATACACGCGACATATTTTAGCGAAGAGTTATCACCATCGCCGCCAATAGGGTATCCTACAAATGAACGAATACATCCCGGAAATGTTTTTTGCGTTTTAATGGGCGGAATCGAGACCTGAATCGATACTATCATAAATGCTAATGTAAGCACCAATATAGTCATATTTTTAAATGTCTTGTAACTCATTTTTCGTGCAGTAGAAGCCGTAGATGCTTGACTTTTGGAACTATACGCATCCTCGGTCGGAAAAGACTGCGAAGATAAAAACTTCATTGCATTTTCAATAATAAATATACGCTGGGACTCCAAGTCAATTCCCATATATTTTGTCATAGTTGTCAATATTCCGCTCATTATCTGGGCATCGGGGTTCTTAAATGTCGGGATTTTCTTGTCTCTTATACTTTGAATCAATGTATCACCAATACTTTTTTCAATGACTGCGTGCGTTTGTAGTTTATATCCCGCATCATCATACCCTTCGTCAGTATCCATATCAATCTGCTTAATTACATACCCACTATATTTATCCGTCCATGCATCACCATCTTCACTAATTGAGCCACGCTCCTTACATATAGCATCAATCGTTAACTGAATATCGCCCTGATTTAAAAACACAGACGCAATCGCCTCAAAAAATGACGGCACTAATTTTGTATTCGTCTCTTTACAATATAACCAAAAAGGACTTTCGTTTTCAACACTTAGAGACATAGAAGCACTGGCCTCGATAGCCTTGCGCGTAAATTTTTGAATAAAACGCATAATATTTTTTTGACGTTTTACGTAGTCGGTTTGGCCGAGAATGAGGTCAAAAATGCGCGCATATGGAGAAAGACGTTCTTTACTAGAAGAAGGGTCGATGTCTATACCAGATAAATACTGGTTGTCGTTATATTTGTATGTGTTATAGCGGCGTATACTCGTCATTTTTACTATGTTATCAAGCGAATAACTATACTTTCTATTTACTGAATCCAAAATCTGCTTGCGACTTTGATGAAATCGCGAGTCAAATTCGTCATACATTTTTGTAATAATGTCATCTTTGAGTGCGTCTTCTGCCAAATCTTGGGTCATGCATTTTTTATTTACTGCGAAACAATTGCTTTTAACATTGCAAAAATAAGATGTGTCATACATACTTGTAGACGATGGAATCGTGTCATCTTTTACCCACTTGCCATTGTTACGAATAAAATATTCATAGCGTGTGCCGCTTTCTGCACTTTCCTCACCGCCTTCGCCACCAGCACCTTCACCCTCACCCCCCGCAGCACCACCCCCGACACCCTCCTCGTCATCTATAACCAAAACCGCATACTGCCCGTCTTGAACAAGACGCTTGCCGCGCAACATGTCACGTATTTCAGACTTGGCATCATTCATTGGTAGTTTTGTCTTTTTCATATAGCGACTTGTAAGGAACGTCTCAAAGTCAGGAGCCGAATAGTTTTTGCGTTCGTGTTCTAGTTTTTTGAGGAATCCATAATCCGTAAAATCATATATTTTGTCATAGTGCACCTCTGCATCCTCATCGTCTCTCATTTCAAGTCGATCGTTGTATTTTTTTGAAAGAACGAAATTCTTGCACTCATTTTTTGTATGATTGTCTTCCATTCTGTCTTCGTATTTTTTCTTTTCTTGGGTATAAAGCTGGTCAAAATCAAACGGAGTTATAAGATCCTCGTTTATTACTGCCATGGTGTTCATATAAAGTCGCGCATTATCAAGGCAAATAAGACGATACATTATTTCACTATTTGTAAATGAAACGTCTGGAAAAATAGAAGAAATAGACTTTGCGGCAGATATTTCGCGCCGCTCTAGTTGTCGCTTCATATGCCTATATTCCTCGTTCGCTTTTACCATCGCAACCATAACAGGATAAATAATATCACTTTGGACAAGAGATTTATCATCGCGCATTCGAATTACTTCCGCAAAGTCATCGGGATAACTTTTCTTCAATTCATTATAAACTGCAATAACATCGTCAAAATCTTCCGGATCAATAGTGCCGCCATTCTTTGCTTCCACCTTTTTCGCGGACATTGCAATCGCACGCTCAATAGGAGTCTTTGCAAAAGAAGAAATATCATACTCAAATTCTGTTTTAGATGGCGGGGGTAGGGGGCCCAATGATGCTGCAGATCCACCGCCGCCAACACCGCCTCCCGCTACTGCTCCAGCGGAACGACTTGGTGTATTTTGTTGCCTATTATCAGCGTTTTTATAATTCTCTGGCGCCAAACCATAAACACTAAGAATATCTATCTCAAAATCAACTTGTCGCGAATCTTTTAGCAAATTATATAAACTGGACGAAGCCGCATATTTTGCAGCATATTTTGCAGCCGAAATTCCAGCATACTCGCGCGCGGTTTGAACCAGTGTTTTTTTATACTCTAGCACTTTCTGCTCAATCATGGATGCAAATACTGAATACTGCCGCGTCGTCAAGTCACGCATGTATACCATGAAAGGCTGAAGCACGGCGACATAGTTGCTTAGTGTTATACTTCCTGTTGCATATTTACTCATAACGTCGATCAACAACTCCGTATTTGGAACGAACATTTCGATGAATTTCCTATATTTTTCATCGGAGTCTATGTCTTGGTCAGCTACAAACGAAACAAAACTAGATGCAAGTGTTGCAATTTCGTCGGAAGAATATTGACTACGAGATTCGCGTTCCTGCAGTTCAATCGTTTTTTGGGTAACACTCGTGTTTTTACGAAGCAAATTCCAGTATGGAATGAAATGCCTATTTGTATCAGCTCGACGCATAATATTTGTATTTGGTAGTGAAATATTTGAAAAATTCATCGCTGGTTCAGGCAAACTCAAATACGACGTAACATCTATTTTATCGCTTTTTGTAATGGGAACAACTTCGACTATTTCGTTTGTTTTACGTCCATAAGAAATTCCTTTTTTAATTTGGAGTTGTGAAAGACCCATATTGTAAGTCTGGATAACAAATCGGTTGCGCTTTATGGTATCGCCTTTGGCTATACTTGAATAAAAATCAGTCAAGTTGTCTAATACTGCTGTAATATTTGTTTGTATGAATAGCGTGGTTGCAGTTTCCGGTGTTGTGAATGGCGTAAAATATGCATTCATCTTTGCAATATAGGAAAGGAATGATTCTTTATTTGAGGCATAGTCTTCAAATAGTGAATTTGCCTCTTCAAGATTTTCCTCTATTATATTTGTCGTAAAATCAAATGCATTGGATGCGTCAACATTATAAAATTTGCGAATATTTTTTACGACGGGAAGAAGCCAAAATAGTTTCTGGTTCAACGCCAGCAATGACTTTGCTAGAGGTTTATAGTGCTCCAACCTACGTTCAGGAACCACCGCATTTCCGTTTGCATCAAAATTAGAAAATTCGTCGCGAAGCTGCTGAAAACGTTCAATAATAGTGTGAATATTATTTAAAACCGATTTTGTCCTATCAGCGTTGGGGTATTTTGATATCAGTTCATTTAAAAGGTCGCTTGTTTGGCTTTCAATGCTGTATCGTTTTTGTTCTTCAGGTAGCTCTACATACTGGATAATAGGCTCTAATTCTTCGCCAAAAACGATTGAATCTGCATCGAAAAGGATTTCCTTTAGCGCGGTTTGGATTTCTTCAACGGGGGGCGTTGCGGCACTAGGCGAAGATGTTGGAGATTTCCTGATGCGGCTTATAGAAATAGGTTCAACGCCGACTTCTTCTTGTTGGCGAATAGTTGCTGCTTCTTCGGCGCCAGGACCACCAGCCAATGCTGCTGCCGCTGCTGCAAGCGATTTATCTTTATCATCGGTAATAGTGGGAGGGCTGCGTATTTTTATCTCTTCAATTGGTATATTTTCAGGGATACCCTTGTATTCAAAGTCAATATAAAATACTTGTTCACCAGGGTATGCCTTTATTTCAATTCTATCATTCTCTAAATTCGTGATTTGTCCGGTAATAATAGTTGGCAAGTCTCCACCAAACCGGATATCAATCCATTTACCAGGAATCAAACCATTTTGGCGTGCATATTCGGGATGTTCAGGGGAGTCTAAAAGGTTCATTCCAGTAATAGATTCATCGGTGAAGCCACCTGATGGACTCATCGTAAGAACCAAACGTGATGCATTGGATGCATTTATTAGTTTAATTTTTTGGTCGTCGATGTATGTTATCAAATAAATCTGGTCATGAATAGTTGAATTTGTTAGGGCAACTATCTGTATAATATCGCCTAGACCAATGTCTACACTTACTGGTTCTTTTTCTTGGGGCGATGTTGATATTTCTGACATTGATTACTTATATATATAACAGAATTTTTTATGAATGTATATATGAATATATATATGAATATATATATGAATCAATATTTATTTATTTTTATTACTATATTATTAAATCTACCTAACCTAACCATAGTTAACCATAGTTGACGTATATAATAGTTATCAAATATACATAAAGACATCTACATAAAAGTATATATACACACGCATATATACTTTTTACACAGCATAACCGAAGGACTCCAATACAAAATGTATAATCTTAAAAGCATTGAGAATTTTGACAGACTATTGCAGATGATTCGAGAACAGAACAGCAACAAGCAAGAACCACAAAGTCAAAATACAACAAACTATGAAGAAGAAATTCAGAAAATCCTTAATCCTCTTAAATTAACTATGAAACCTTGGAAGACTGCAACAGGAATGTATTCAATTATTACATACGACAAACGTGGCATGGGTGTTACATATGAAGATTATAAAACGATTGGTATGTTGCGTTCGGTAGTTGTGAACGAAGAGGGAAAAATCGTTTGCTATTCACCACCAAAGTCGCTCTATGTTACCGAAGAACTTGAAAGGCATTTTGATGCGAATAATATTATGACAGAATTGTCGGAGGCGAACACGAATGAATGGTATGCCGAGGAGTTTGTAGAGGGGACGATGATTAACCTGTTTTACTCACAAGGACCAAGTGGTGAAGCATGGGAGATTGCTACAAAGAATACTATTGGTGGGAATGCACTATTCTATTCGCCGAAGAATCCAAAAGAGGAGATCGAAATAAGAGAAAGTGACACATTCCGCAATATGTTTTTTGACACGTGTGCAAAGATTGGCTTTGAATACGAGAATTTGCCAAAAGACGTAGTATATAGTTTTGTATTGCAACATCCTAAAAATCGCATAGTTTTGCCTATTACTGAGGCGTCGATTTACTTGATTGGTGTGTATCGCATAATTAACAACGACGACAAACTAGAAGTCATTCAACATAGTCGTGACGGATTTCTTAAAAATATTATTAATTGTGATAGTATCAAAACACCCAAAGTTCTTTCATTACATGAAGAAGGCGCAGGCTCAGACTACACATTTAAAAATTTCAAGAAAGAATACGCATCGATGAATTCTGCATATAATATGATGGGAGTGATGTTTTACAATATGGTATCTGGTCAGCGTATGAAGTTGCGCAACCCAATGTACGAGATGGTGAAAAATGTTCGCGGGGGTGAGCAGAAAATTCAACTGCAGTATTTGACGTTACGCCATGGTGGACACGTAGCTGACTATTTGAAATCTTTCCCAGAGTATAAGAGCGTCTTTAGTTACCACAGAAGCCAAGTGCATTCATTTACACGCAATTTGCATCAAAATTATCTGGATTGTTTCGTGTTTAAGAAGAAACCTTTTGCAGAGTATCCTGCGCAGTATAAACCACATATGTTTGTATTGAATAAAAAATATATCGAGGAACTGCGTGAGAATAAGAATAGTGTTACATTTAACTATGTAGTTGAGTTTATAAATAACTTG